AGTACTCAAGCAGAACCGGCTGATGTTGACCAAGACACTGCACCTGAGGTGAAAGAAGAGCATGACTCATACAAACGACAATCTGAATACAATGAAAGAATGGCCGGTGAAAATGCGCCAACTGACTTAGGCTTACGTGCAGTGGGCGAATGGGCAAAAGTTGGCGCATATGGAAATCCTATCAAATCAGCCTGGCTTAATATAGCAAAATACGGAGTTAGAAACAATAGATTCAATAACTCAGTTGACTCAGTAATGACAGCAATAGGTGACTTCCCCGATCTTGGGGACGAAGTATATGACATGTATGATATTAACCAAAATGAGGTTGATATATTATCTAATGCCTATGAAACAGTATACGACCAATGGGAACAGACACAAGGTATGGCGGAAGGCGACAACCGGGCCACATTTGAGCAAGATCGTGAATTGGCCGAAATGCTCAAATACGCCGGCGTGCCCATCCGAGAAGGTGTGTTGAATGACAGTACCGGCAGTACCATGGATCACATACAAGATCGTTTCCGTCGGGACATCAAAGATTTTACCGAAACTGGAGACATGAGTGACGATTTGTATGATGCGCTGTATGACTACTACTTTGATGACATGCCGTATGGCACAAAGAAGGCTCGTACAGGCGATCCCCATGAATGGGTAGCAGATCGTTTTGCTAGTGACCTTGGTATCAATGAAAATCTCATCAGCCCAATGATCATGCCTGTGAACGAAGGCTCATGCAACATGACCATGGAAGGTTCTTACTGCCCAGAACATGGCTTGGCCGAATGTGGCGGTATGTATGAAGATAGCGAAACACGGCAGCACCCAGAAACCCGCACCAAAAGCGTAGCAGGCGCAGGTAGAGGTGTTGTAAATCCAGCATCAGCAAACAGCATGGATGATAGTATTCCACGTATTGAAATCCGTGGACTTGGCTACGATGATGCTAATCTTGCAGGAGAAAAATTCGTCAATCCAATGCAGCCACGTAGACACAATGAGTTGTCTCCACTTAAATCTGGAGACAGTACTCCACTGTCAAAAGTAGCTAATGTCGATTTAACAATGGACGAAGATGGCGGTGCAGTGGGCATGCCTTACAGCATGGGCGAAGGTGTGTATGACCCAGACTACAGAGGCGGATACAACAACGAGTTCGACGAACTGGAAGACTTGTTGAGCAAATCTGGAATGAGTCAAGACGACCTGATGCGTCAACGATTCCTGGCCAGCAAGCACGGACTCAACACCCCTGCAGACATGTCCAAACTTCCTGCACTAAAGAAAGATGCAGAAACAGGCTATGTGGCACGCAAGGCTGCACTGGATGCTGATTTAGAAAAACGCAATCAACAGTACATGCAAGACAAACTCACAGATCTAGAATATCAACAAGATCCAGTTGCTTTTTTGAAAAGACGTACACAACAACTTACACCAACCGCGCCTACACCACCAACCGCAGCAACAGCGCCCAATGCTCCAGCAGATGTAGCAGCCACGCCAGGAACAGATTATTCTTTACCACGAGCAAAATTGGGATCAAGTCCAAGTGCAAGATTGCCTAACTTTAGACCAGACTCCGCTGCTGAAGTTCCAGCACCATCGGATCAAACAGATACTCGCAATCAGAAATCATCCATGTTCCAGCAGCTGGCACAGTTGAGAAATCGAACTCGTGGCAACATGGCAGAAACCAGCAATGATGATCCGATCAACTCAAACTCAGCAATGACTGGTGCATACTACGAAGGCAAAGTAACTCCAACCCAAGAAGGCGATGCACTTCTGGCAAGAATAAAATCACTGGCTTTGCTCAGATGACATAAATACACTTGACACGTAGACAAAAAGCGCATATACTACTACAGTGTTTGCGCTTTTTTGTTTGTAAGTCACAGGCAACAGAGATCTAAACATTTAGATAGGCAACATAACATAGGCAACTTATCAAGGAGAAAAACTATGGCATCATTAGCAGAAATCAGAGCAAGACTACAGGCAGCAGAAGGCAACAAAGGCGGAAGCCAAACAGGTGGAGACAATTCAATTTATCCACATTGGAACATGGAAGAAGGTCAAAGTACCACACTGCGATTCCTTCCTGATGCAAATACAAAAAACACATTTTTCTGGCAAGAACGAGCAATGATTCGTTTGCCTTTTGCTGGCATCAAAGGTGAAGGCGATTCCAAGCAAGTGTATGTACAAGTACCTTGTGTGGAAATGTGGGGCGAAGCATGTCCTATCTTGGCAGAAGTACGCACCTGGTTCAAGGACAAAAGCCTTGAAGAAATGGGTCGCAAGTACTGGAAGAAACGCAGTTACATCTTTCAAGGCTTTGTGCGTGAAAACCCACTAGCCGATGACAAAGCACCAGAGAATCCAATCCGACGTTTCATCATTGGACCACAAATCTTTGCCACCATCAAAGGTGCGCTGATGGATCCTGAGCTGGAAGAAATGCCCACAGACACTCTGCGTGGTCTGGACTTCCGTGTGACCAAGACTGCCAAAGGTGGATACGCTGACTATTCAACCAGCAAGTGGGCACGTAAGGAATCAGCATTGACCGAAGCTGAACAAGCCGCAATTGCCACACACAACTTGTATGACTTGAGCACATTCCTGCCCAAGCGACCAGGCGATGTTGAACTCAAGGTCATCAAAGAGATGTTTGAGGCAAGTGTGGATGGACAACCATACGACACAGAACGTTGGGGTCAATACTTCCGTCCTGCTGGTGTGCAAGCGCCAGGCGGTGCCGGAGCTGTACATGCTGATGAGGACACACCTGCACCAGCAGTCAAGCCTGCACTCAAAGTGGCAGCACCTGCGCCAGCAAGTGACTTTGACGAAGACGATGTTCCTGCGGCAGCCGCACCAGTGGCCAAGCCTGCAGCCTCAGGTCAAAATGCCCAGGACATCCTGGCCATGATCCGTAGCCGTCAAGCCAAGTAATGCGGACAGCTCTGGACACAGAGCTGTTTCCAAAACTATGTGAAGTGGTAGCAATGCCACTTCACAATCAATGGGTTTATCTGATTCAGAAGAATGGAAACAGCAGTTTGCGGATTCAGCAGTCAAGAGACAATCTTGCTGTGTTTACCAATGACGAAATACGTGCTCTCGATTATGTAGATGTGTATATCCGTAATCCCCGAGCTAGGTATGTCAGTGGAGTCAACACTTACTTGCAACATCTTCAACGCGACCACCCTGAGTTAGATTATTCAACTGCGTTTTGGTTTGCCCAACGTTATAAATTCTTAAACACACATTACTTGCCACAGTTTTATTGGATAGCAAATCTCAGTAAATATCTACGCGACGATACAAAAATACGAATTAGAAATTTTCAAGACTTTTTTAAAATTACTGATGTACATGAAGCTGCGGGGATAACTAATCCCACAAAAAATTTTGTACAAAAATTATTTCAAAACAACAAATCAATTGAAATTTGGTTATATTTGGATCAAATTTTGTTGGATCTAGTAGATAAAGAATTGACGTGGAACGAGCTATTAGAATACTATCAGACTAATCATTCTGACGTTATAGCACATGTATTGCCCTAGACTAGATCATTTTGTAAGATTCAACTCCAATGGCACAGTAAGTCGTTGCGGGCACATGATCGCCGCACCGCAGTTTGATTCGTTGGCAGACATGGATACCAGCAGCTGGTTACAAAATATCAAATCAACATTTGAGCAAGACATATTTCCTCGCGAATGCCACCGCTGCCAACAAACAGAAAACATAAACAACTCCAGCATCAGACTCAATGCCTTGGCATTTGATCAACAACAAAGCAAAGCGGATTATTTAACAGTTGGTGGCGTCCTAGACAATGTGTGCAACAGTGCCTGCTTTACTTGCAATGCAGAATTGAGCACAAAGATTGGCAGCTTGTATTCCAATACCTATCCCATTGTTGACAACGCAGATCGTTTTTGGAAGTTGCCATTGGACAGGGTTGTGCATTTAGACATCAATGGTGGTGAGCCCAGTGCCAGCAAAAACTATCGTTACTTGCTCCGGCACATTCCCAACAATGTCAAAAGTGTTAGAATCAACACCAACTGTTCTGTGGTAATTGCTGAAATTGAAGAGCTGTTGACCCGTGGCATTGACGTCACTGTCACTGTGAGTTTAGATGGCATAGCAGCGGTCCATGACATGGTTCGCTGGCCTATCAAATGGGACAAGTTCTACAAAAATTTAATGACTTACAAGAACATGTCTGGCTTAAAATTAAACACCTGGACCACAGTCAGTGCATTGAACATTGGTGATTTTAAAAATATCATTGCATTTGTCAATCAGCACAGCATTGATCATTCTTATGCATTGTTACATGACCCTGATGTGTTGAATGTTAAATATACAAATTCTTTTACGCTGGATCATCAAAGTGTAATTCCCGGGCAGGTTGCAGTTGGTAAAAACAACCAAACTGATATGGACACATTCATGATCAAACAAAAACAACTAAGAGGTATAGCATGAAATGTTATGCAAGTTTTACTTTTCACAATGAACCCATACACTTATTAACATGAAAATAGCAATCACAGGAAATACCGCAGGCATTGGACAAGCATTGTCCCGAGTCTATCAGTCTCAAGGCCATGACATTATAGGGCTCAGCCGACGCAACGGGCACAACATTCGAAATATTCCCAAAATAACAACACACATTGAACCTTGCGATATGTTTATCAACAATGCACAAGCTGGCTTTGCGCAAACTGAGTTGTTGTTTGAAATGTACCGACTGTGGCAAGGACAAAAGGGCAAATGTATCATAAACATCAGTACAATAATGACCACCCAACCAGTCAGCACTTTACCAGGTATACATATGATTGCGTATAGGAATCAAAAAATTGCCTTAGAAGAGGCACACTATCAATTACAGCATTTACAAAGCTCGCCAAAACTGGTATTGATTAGACCAGGTGCTGTGGCCACGCAACCAGAACAACAAAGCCCCATGCCATATGCTGATGTTGACCACTGGGCCCAAACAGTTGTGCGCATCTTGGACGCAGCTGGACCAGAGTTGGATGTGACTGAATTGTCATTGGGTGTGAACTATGGACAGTAAAGAATACTTGACCAATCGTGCATTTTGTCCTGTGCCGTGGACCAGCATCATGTACAACTTTGATGGCACAGTTAAAAATTGCATACGCAGTGCTGGACCCATTGGCAATATCAACGACAACTCCATTGAAGAGATACTCAGAAATGATTATTTGATCAAAGCAGACATGCAATTAGGACAAAAATTTGCTCGATGCAATCCTTGTTATGAATTAGAACAACAACAAAACAATTTCAACATCATAAGTGACCGTGTGTTCTATCTCAAAGAACTGCGCGACGTTGACAACACTTTGTATGATACCGCAAACTTTGCTTTGCACACTGTGGACATACGTTGGAGCAATCTCTGTAATTTTGCCTGCGTGTATTGCGGCCCAGAATTTAGCAGTAAGTGGGCCAGCGAGAAAAACATTGTGATCAACACACCTGAAGATGTTAAAAGACAAGAATTTAAACAATATATCTTTGATCGTGCCGCACAATTAAAACATGTATACCTGGCTGGTGGCGAGCCCCTGTTGATGAAAGAAAATTTAGAATTTTTAGAGTTGTTGAAACAGGTTAATCCTGAAGTGAACTTGAGAATAAACACCAATTTAAGCCATGTGGATACGCATATTTTTGATTTGATCAGTGAGTTTAAAAATGTACACTGGACTGTGAGTGTAGAAAGCATAGCCCAGGAGTTTGAATATATTAGATATGGTGGAACATGGCAAGATTTTTTGAATAACTTGCACACAATTAAACAGTTTGATCACAAAATAACTTTCAACATGTTGCATTTCTTGCTGAATCATGTAAGTATTTTCAATTGTGTGGATTTTTTAAAATCACAAGGATTTCATAACAACAGTTTTGTAATTGGTGCTCTTACCGGTCCAGAATACCTAAACATTAGACATCTACCAGAAAATGTGTTAAACTCAGTGAAGAAGATTTTAATAGATCGTATTAGCAAACACCCTGGGTACTTATTGGAAAACAGTTATCAAAACATGTTGACACATTTAGATCAGCCGTTTGTCAAAGATCTTGCAGGGTCGTTTGAAAAAATAGCAGACATGGATCAGCGGCGTAAATTAGACAGCAGAGCAATTTTTAAAGATTTATACAAGGAAGAAAAACATGGGAAAACCATTTGACGTAAGCAAGTTCCGCAAGGACATTACCAAAAGCAT